CCCGGAATGGGTGGAATGATTGGTGGAATGGGTGCAGCTATGGGTAAAATGGGTATTGGTCCATCACAGCAGATGAGGCCGAGTCCAGTACCACCTACTACTCCCACATCAATGAATCCAATGAATCAAATGAATGAACCAATGGATAACGCTACATCACCTGTACCAGGTCCACAACCCGATATGAATATGTACAGGCAACAGGGTCAGATGGCTGGTAATGATATGAGTTGGATGGACCAGCCGGGTGCAATTTCACCACAATATGGTGCTCAGGCAATGAATGAAGTTCCGAGTCAAGGTAATCCACAGTTTGCACCACAGGCATCTGCTCCAATGCCACAACAGCAAATGAATCCTGGTATTGGACCATCAATGATGGGACGTCGTAGACAGATGATGGGCTAAGTACGTGTCATTAAATCCGAATGAATGGAAGCCATCAACTAAGCAGAGTCAATTCCTCTCAGTTCCTCCGTCAATAAAAGAAGCCGCATACTTAGGTGGCGCGGGTTCAGGTAAATCAGATGTGTTGTTGATGTATGGAATCGTACATCGATGGCATGAGAATCCGAAGTTCAAACAAGTATTTACTCGTCGTACATTCCCTGAACTGAGAAATGAAATCGTTCCGCGTGCGCGTGGAATCTATAGCAGGTTTGGGGCGACATTCAATAAGACTGAAATGATGTTTACATTCCCATCGGGGGCTGTAATAATGTTAGGTCATTGTGAAAATGATACGGATGTAAGCAAATATGACTCGATGGAAATCAATCTTTTCACTCCAGACGAAATTACCTCTTATTCGGAATTCATGTATCTATATATTGGCTTTACACGAGTACGAACCGGAGACCCGAACTTACCGGCTATCATTCGTACAGCGGGAATGCCCGGAGGAATTGGACATAGTTGGGTTAAGAAACGATTCGTTGACCCCTGTAAAGAAGGTGGAAAAGTAATTGTAGGTCGGGGTGGTAACAAACGTGTGATGATATTCGCTACTCAAGCGGACAATCCACACATCGACCCAACCTATAAACAGTCTCTCTTAGTTCTACCTGAAGCAGAGAAGAATGCAAAACTTTACGGTGACTTCGACTCGTACTTGGGTCAGGTATTCACGGAATTTAGGGATCATAGAATACCTGGTGAGCCTGATAATGCTTTACATGTGATTCCTCCTTTTACTATACCTGAATGGTGGCCCCGATTCGTAATAGGTGATTGGGGTTATGCTGCAATGACATGGATTGGATTTGTTGCTGTATCCCCGAGTAAGCGCGTGTACATCTACCGCGAATTACATTGGGTGAAAACGCACATCGCGGATTGGGCGCCACATGTTAACGTATTTATTAAAAAGGAGAATCCCCGTCTCATTCGTTTTTGCAAGTCGGCGGGACAAGATAGGGGGCAAGAACATACGATTCAACAACAGATTGAGGATCAGCTTGAAACCTCGATTGAACTCACGAATAACACGCCCGGTTCAAGAATAACTACCAAGGCGTTAGTTCATGAATACTTAAGATGGAATCCGAAACTAATCGAAACTAATGAGAAACCAATCTACAATGAAGAATATGCAATGTGGATTATGCGTAATCGTGGAATGGTCGAATACAAGTCATACATGAGATCATTCGATGACACACAACCCGAGGTTATTCCGAAGCTGCAAATCTTTGACGACTGTCCAGTTCTTATCAATGCGATCAAAGCGTGTAGCTACGATAAACCAAAAGGAAATAAAGCCGCAGAAGATATCGCGGAATTTGATGGTGACGATCCCATCGATGGATTGCGATACATTGTTGATGCTGCTGAAGGATTCTTCGATGAAGCCAACAATGAGTTTCGCGCAATACAGGCGCAGGAATCGCTTGTTGCGAAACTTAGTCAGACTAATGATTGGACTGCCTACTATCGAAATATGTCCAAGATTGAATCGGAAGCAGATGAAAACATTAAACCAATATCGAGGTACAGACATTGATTAGTGAATTGTTGAGGAAGTGGTTCGGTTTAACACCAATGTCATGCCCGACATGCGAGGTTTTGCGCGACCAACTCGCGTATAGCGAAAAGGAACGCCGCGAATTACTCGCACAATTGCTAGATAAAGGTAAAACCGAACCACCCCCTGAACAAAAGGAAGAAGAATTCATTCCTATCACTCCTCAACATGTACCGTGGCGTGTTCGCCAACAGTTAATGGAACAAGAAGATCGTAAAGCTGCACAACTATTGAAACAAAGTGCGCAGGATATCGCGGCACTTGAACAAGAACTTGGTATCAATAAAGCCGTGGAACGTGGACCCAGTGGCGGAGTTAAAGTAGAGGTAAAGTAATGCCACTTCTTACAATCGTCATCACTCTACTCGTAGTCGGTGTGCTATTGTGGCTCATCAATACATATGCGGCTCCCGTCACTGACGCAAAGATCATCAAACTGATCAATGTCTTCGTGATCATCGTGTGTGTTATTTGGATTTTGCAGATTTTTGGCGTTTGGGGTTATTTGACGAATGTGAGAGTCAGGTAAAGTCATGGGTTTCAAATCAGTAATGAAAGGTATTGGGAAAGTTGCGCTGAAAGTAGCGCCATATGCTGCTATGGCTATTCCGGGTGTGGGTATTCCACTAGGAATGGCTATTAAAGGTGGTATTGGCGCGGCTCAGGGTGCAATGAATGGTGGTGGACTTAAAGGTGCATTAGTAGGTGGTGGACTTGGTGCAGCCGGCGGTGCATTAGGTGGCGCTGGCGGCGTGTTAAGTAAAATCGGTCCATCATCAGGTGTAGCTAGTAAACTACTTGCAGGTGCAGCAGGTAAAGCTGGTACTGGAGTAACTGGTAAAATCGGTGGTGTACTTGGTAACATGGCTGCTAGTAAATTGGGTAAGAGTGGTCAACCACTAATCGATGCTACTGATACAACTGCTGGAGTCGATAAGAGTTGGAAGAATGTAGCGGGTAGAGCTGCGGAACAATTAGGACAGATGGGTCAAGATAGATTGGGTGGTGCTGTGACTAGAGGTATTTCACCATCACAGACTAGTGCAATGCAACATGATGTAACTGGACCTGTTGGATATCCTGCTGCATCTGCAACTAGTGGTGTGAATCCTGTTAATGCAGGTAGACTCGCTGCTGCTAAAGACCAAGGATTTCGTAGAGGATACGATGTTCTTGGTAGTATGCCTGATGCAACTGATGAAATGCCGAATCCAACTCGTCCAATCTTGGGTAAAATTCCAAGAATTAATACGGACTTCGCTAGTATGGGTGTAGAATCACCACGTAAACGTAGGTCAATTCTAGCACCGGCATACTAATATGGCGTATCCTCCTACTCCAGTAGATCAGAATCAAATGGGTCCAAATCAAATGGACCCAATGCAAGATCCGAATGTTGGTCAATTGGGTGGAATGCCGCCTGTAGATGCTGCTCCTACTAAACCACCAGTTGTAACTAAGAAACCTAAAAAGGAACCATCAGACGATATCAAGATGTATCTGAAATCGATTGCAGATCATTTTGATGATGAAGATAGAGCAGTTAGAGATAGACAGATTCGTCAATGGCGTCGTCTTAAACTACTGTGGGAAAATGTTCAGAATGTTTACTACAGTGAAGTGGCACACGATTGGCGTGTACCCGATAATGTGAGGACTGGAGATGAATCAGATCAAGGATTCTACGATAAACCTGTTAATATCTTCCGTGCTTATTTGGAATCAATTATCGCCGCTCTCTCGGTTACTGTTCCGCCGATTACATGTTATCCCGATGATGCAGACAATCCACTCGATGTTGTCACTGCAAAAGCGGGAGACAGAATCGCATCATTAATCTTCAAACATAATGATGCTCCACTCCTATGGCTTCATGCGTTGTTCATTTTCTGTACTGAAGGAATGACCGCGTGTTATACATATGCGAAAGAGAGCGAAGAATACGGAACATATAAGGAAAATCAATACGAAGAATCGTATCAGAGTGATGTTCAACGTCAGTGTCCTACATGCGGTCAAGGCATGGAAGATACATCCATTTCAGAACAGCAAGAAGATAAGTTTGCACCTAGCGATGATGATGTAGAAATCAATGCAGCCATCGCACAAGGTCAGGAATTCTGTTTCAATTGTGCTAAGTTCGTAGTTCCAGACATTCAGGACAATTCTGCTGTAATCACGCGGTTGATTGGAACGACACATCATCCGAAATCGCGTGTTTGCATGGAAGTATATGGGGGACTATTCGTTAAGGTTCCCGTGTGGGCGCGTAATCAAAAAGATTGTCCATACTT